CATATACACCATTTGGATATTCATCATTTCTTTCATATCTTCCATTGTATTCATCCAAATCTCCACTTCCATCAAACTTATAGTCTTCAACGAAGAATCCTGCAGTAAATCCATCCGGTCTATCTACCACATTATTCGTATCAACTACATATCCAGATTGCAATATTTTTTTATCTGATGATTTATCTCCAGGGACTGAATATCCACGCGGACCATAAATTGGATTTCCATCATATGCCCAACCTACAATTTTTGATATATTTTCATCTTCTAAGAAAGCATCTCTTAATTCTTCAAAGTATCTTAATACTGTATATTGAAGTTTATCCTTACCAATTGATAGAAGTTCTCCTGTGGAAGATCTTGCGTTAGCATCAACTGTCAATGTTCTTATTTGAGGATCAATAATAGCATTTTGTCCTGAAGAAATAACTTGAATCTCTGTATTTGTGGAAGAATATCCAATACCAGTATTAATAACTTTAACTTCTGATATTTTTCCTGAAGCATCGACTATTGCTCTCAATTCTGCTCCAGTTCCAGAACCAGTAACAACTAAATCTGGAACGGAATAGTACTGTATTCCTTCATAACTGATAGTAACATTAGTAATTCTACCTCCAACAACAACTGGAGTTAATTGAGCAAGTTTACCATTCTCTACAGTTACTGGTGGTTTGTTTTCATAATTTAAAACTGTTGATCCATATCCCGTTCCTGGTTGATAAACATATGCATCTACAATTTCACCTTTTACGACAGGAGTTACTACTAGATTTTCAAGTGTTTGTGTAGTTGTTCCAATTCCGGCAGTAACATATTGAATTGAGACAGAAATATCAGGATATTTAAAATATTGTTCTCCAGATCCAGTGCTATTGAATTTTTCATAATTTTCCTGCTCATAATTTGAAACTACTGTTCCTCCAACACCGGCATTACATAATCTAAACGCATTATCATCAATCTTCAAAACATAGAATTGATTTGCTTTAGAAATTCCGGAAATTTCGGAAGTTTCATAATCATATTCTATAATTTCACCACTATTGAATCCGTGATTTTTAAAATTAACCGTGTGATCTGTCGTAGATATTCCAGTAGGATTGACAATCAATTTCCTGTTAGTATATCCTTCTCCACCATCAATAACTTTGATACTGTCAACTTGTTTTTTGGTAGAAAGAGTTGAAAATCTGTGACTACCCGTAGATCCTGTAAAAATTCCTACAGGATTACTTCTTGATTCAAAATCACTTAAATTGAAATATAATTTTACTACTTTATTATTAGTAGCTTCAACAAAATAAACCGAATTATCAGGCATCGGTGAATTATCTGTTGATGTACCAAGTTTTATTGGAGTATTACCCAAAGAATTATAAGATATCTGCTCACCATTAGTAAAATTATGATCTGTCAGGAATGCAATTTGATTGGTGTTTTGATTAACTCCACCACCGGTAGAAGATTCATCTGCATTAAATAAAACTTCTCTGGATCTAGAAACTAATACTGGTTCAAGAACAGCACCACTTCCATTTCCACCAGAAACATTAATGGAGGTAACTTTATCAATATTATAATTTTGAGAATCTACGTATACTTTTTCAAATTTTCCACTGATAACTGGTTGAATTTTTGCGGTAGTACCGATACCAGTAGAAACTCTGATAATTGGTAAATTAATTACATCATAGTTCTTTCCACCGGATAAAATATTTGCATCTTCAATTGGTCCAAAATAAATTTTATCATTAGACTTATAATTGCTAATTTCTACACCATTTATCAACATTCCTGTAGTTCTATGAACTGTTAATTCTCCAGAACCTTGCTCAATATTTTTTTCTAATGGAAATTTTCTAAGAAGTTTTTGTATTCCAAGTTCGGAAACTTTTTGAGAATTTAAAATAAATGTATGATAACCTATAAATTCTTGAATACTGTTAGTTGGTTTTTGAAATGTTAAACTTTCTCCAGAATCTATTAATGAACGTGAACCATATAATTTAAATTCATTATTTGATACTTTTTTTACAAAATAAGTTCCTGTTTCTAATCCAACTAAAGTTCCTAGTTGAGTTGTTCCAGGTAAGTTTGCTGAATAAAATATTTCATCTCCCGTTATAAATGGAACTTGAGTTCCTCCTAAAGTTATAGAACTGAATACATCCTTATCTTTATCCCCCAAATTAAAAGTACTGGCAATACTAACAGAAGTAAGATTAGAATCAATACCAAAGTTATTCGTATAATTCTTAATGTCGGTGCCATCAGCAAATTTAAATTTTCTGCTCGATGGTACTGAATTTGAAGCAACATATCCAAACTCATCATTATCAAAATAAATGTTTGAAACATCAGATACCAAAGAATTGTCTGTGAATCCTGCTCCGGCGTGATTGAGTTTATTTAATTTTCTTCTTACATCATATTGCTTACTCGATTCTAAATCGTTAGGATTATTTCTTAATTCTAAAGTATTTTTATCATCTATAATATTGACAATAAAAACTGGTCTTGG